GATAGATGTAGACCAAGCTCGACAAATGGAGCAACTAACACCGCTAGGAGATACAAGTGCTACTAACGTTTAGTCAAGAGATCCAAGCCGCCGACACAGAGCGCCGGATCGTATCCGGACTTGTTGCACCTTATGGAGAGGTGGGACACACAAGCGCAGGCCCGGTAGTTTTTGAGCGCGGCTCGATTTCTATTCCCGATGCAAGTGCCATTAAGCTTTTATCGCAGCATCAACAAGATAAACCGGTAGGGCGCGCTATCAGCTTTAGCGACTCTACTAGCGGCGTTTATGGATCGTTTAAGCTTTCGAGTAGCACTCGAGGACAAGATGCACTCGTATTAGCGCAAGAAAATCTCGTGTCCGGCTTATCCGTAGGGGTGGATGTAACCGCCTCTAAGCCGATGGGAGACTACTTGCTCGTGACGGCTGCAGTCCTCAAAGAGGTAAGCCTTGTCGAGAGTGCTGCCTTTTCTAGTGCAACCGTCGATGAAATTATGGCGGCACGTGCAGAGTTAGAAGCTGCTACAAGTACAAAAGAAAAAACTACTACTATTTCTACGACTATCGTAGAGATCGAAACAGAAACCGAAACAGAAATGGAGGAGGCCGTGACCACTGCCCCTGAAAATACACCGGAGGAAACCCCGGTAGATGTACCGGCCGAGGCTGAAAAGGTCGAGGCCGCTCGTAAGATTATTCGACCATCCGTACTTGACTCTCAGCGAGTCCGTACGCCTATCGTATCTATGGCTACATACACAGAGCACAAAATCAAAGCTGCACTTGGTAGCGATGAGTCACGCCTCTACGTAACCGCAGCCGACGATAGCTTTTCTACAAACCCTGCGTTTAACCCTACTCAGTACCTCTCCGAGTTTGTAACTAATACTCGTTTTGGTACTCCTGCTATCGATGCTTGCTCACAGGGAACACTTCCTCAAAGCGGTATGACTATCTCAGTACCGTCACTTGTTACCTCAGCTGGTGGAGGATCAGGCGTAGCGCCTACCGTCACAGTAGAGGCCGAGGCTGGAGCCGTATCTAATACAGGTATGGTTACAGAATATCTAACCGGTACAGTATCTAAGTACTCAGGTATGAACACGATCTCAGTAGAACTACTAGAGCGCTCAGATCCTAATTTCTACGCAGAGCTCACAAATCAGCTACAAAACGCGTACCTAACCTCTATCGATACTGCCGTATTGACTGCACTACTCGCAGCTAGTACAGCGGCAACAGCTACTACAGCTGATAGCGATGGAGTTATCGCTTTTAGCTCACAAGCTGCAGCAACTATTTACAAGAACACCGGTTATTTTGCTCAGAACTACGTAGGAAATGCCGCACAATGGCAGCTACTAATGGGCGCGACCGATACCACAAAACGCCCTATCTATAACGCTATCCAACCAATGAACGCAGCCGGACAGGTAGGCCCTCAGTCTATCCGAGGTAATGTTCTCGGTTTGGATCTATACGTAGATAAGAACTTTACAGAGACAACAGTAGACGACGGATCAGCGCTAATTTTGGCTCCTGAGGCGTTTACCGTTTATCGTGGACCTCAGGCTTATATGAGCGTAAACGTTGTATCTAACCTACAGGTACAGGTGGCTATTTATGGCTTTATGGCCACGATCGCCAAGATGCCTAACGGTATCGTCCGTTATCTAAAGGCATAAGTAAAAAACCTAATAGTCGGTAGGGCTCTTAGCCCTTTGAGCCCTACCGGCCTCTTTTAAGATTGGAGTAAAGATGCCAGCTACATACGTAACCGAGGCTGAGCTACGCGCTAACCTTGGTATCGAAAACCTTTACTCCTCGGATATCGTGGAGACTTGCTGCCAAACTGCGCAGGATCTCCTAAACCAATTTTTATGGTTTGCCTCAGCTCCGGTAGTAGGAGTAACGCTACAAAATAACGTAGCTACGGCGATGATCGCTAACCCTATGATCTTTACTACTGGCCAGAGCGTTACCTTGAGTGGATGCGGCTCAACCTTTAACGGCACTTACACGATCACCGGTACGATGCCTTGGAGCGCCGGGACTACAAATCAGATCCCTACTCTTGTATGGAACCCTTACTCTTGGAATTGGCCGGCCGGTTATAGCTTTATCCAATTTACAAAGACTGCCGCCGATGTTAATTTTCAGCGAGTATTACCTTATGGCTCAGCCGTAGGAGCAGATACAAAGACAAACTCATACGCTACGACTCCGGCTATCCGTGAAGCGGCAATGATCCTTGCAGTAGATATTTTCCAAGCTCGCCAAGTCTCACAGACCGGCGGCGTGACGATCGACGGCTTTAGCCCTAGCCCTTACCGTATGGGTAACTCAATGATCGGCAAGATTAGAGGGTTAATAAGCGGCTACCAAAATCCTAACTCGATGGTGGGGTAAAGATGCCTGCCGCCATTACTACGCTACGCGCTAACGTAGCTACCGCCTTAGCTAACCCGAACGTATGGAATACGTACAGTTTTCCGCCTCCAACTATTACGGCTAATAGCGTAATCGTGGCCCCGGCAGATCCCTACATAACTCCAAGTAATAATACTTACTCGGCTATCTCACCTTTAGCAAACCTAAAAGTGATTATGACGGTGCCGATGTTAGACAATCACGGGAACCTTAACGGGATCGAAACCCTAGCGGTAGCAGTTTTTAATAAACTCGCTGCCTCAAATATCGTAATGAACGTTAGCAGTATGTCGGCTCCTACAGTACTTAGCGTACAAAGTGGGGATCTACTTACCGCTGATTTTAATATCTCAATACTCACGAGCTGGAGTTAATAAATGCCATATACAGAGGATGACCTAAAGTTTTTGCGAAAGATCGGCCAGATCGTAGACGAGCCTGAACCGGTCAAAGTAGCAAAAGTAAAACCAATACCAACTACAACCGAAAGCGAGGAATAGGTCAATGGCCGTATTCTTAAGTAATGGAGTGGTCGTAACCCTTAACTCGGTAGACCTATCCGATCACGTAACAAGTGCAACTATTAACCGTGTCTTTGAGGAACTTGAGGTCACAGCTATGGGAGATAATTCCAGACGGTACGCTAAGGGCCTGGAGACCTCTACGGTTACTCTTGATTTTCTAAACGATACTGCAGCTAGTGAAGTCTTGCAGACCTTGCAAGCAGCTTGGGGTACTACAGTACCTCTAACACTTAAGCAGACAAGCGCAGCTATCTCAGCTGCGAACCCTGAATATCAGACTACGGTTCTAGTTAATAACACTACAGATATTAACGGTGCAGTAGGAGATATCTCTACTCAAAGCATTACGTTTACTTGTAACTCAGTTATCGTAGTAGACACTACGGTATAACAAAAAGAAAAGGGGCAACAAATGGCACGACTCAAAATTACAAGGGCTACAGGCGAGGTTACAGAGCATCAAATCACGCCGAGGATTGAGTATGCCTTTGAAATTTACGCAAAAAAAGGTTTTCATAAAGCCTTTATCGAGGACCAAAAGCAGACCGATGTTTACTGGCTGGCTCACGAGTGCTTACGTAGCGCTGGAGTGGTAGTTAAAAACTTTGGAGCTGATTTTCTCGATACGTTAGTAAAGGTCGAGGTCCTAGACGACGAACCTTTAGACTAGGGCGAGATACCCTTACCTATCAGGTAGCGCAACTATCTATACGGTTAGGGATCTCGCCTCAGTCGGTCCTCGATCTCGATACGGAAATGTTTAAGATGTTAATAAAAGTATTAAACGATCAAGCTAAGGAGGCCGAGCGATATGCCAGTAGAAGTAAAAGGCGTTAAGGCCACCATAAAAGCGATCCGTAAAGTAGATCCCGAACTACTTAAAGAGATGAATAAGCAGATCCGCGCAATAATGATCCCTATTAGGGACAAAGCTCGCGGATATGCTCCATCGCCTCAACCGGATAACCTTTATAGCTGGAGTAAAAACGTCGATGGCGGTACTGGACGTTTTCCTCTCTATGATTACTCAACCGTACGTAAAGGTATTTACTACTCGCAGCCTGCCGGTGAGCGTAATAAAAATGGATGGCGAGCTTTGTACTACGTAGCTAATAAATCAGCTGCCGGAGCGATCTATGAGACCGCTGGACGTACCAACCCGGGCGGATCGGCAGCTAGTAAATCTAATAACCCCGGAGCCGGTGGGCACTTTGTTAGTCGTATGGGGCCTCTTTATGGCAATAAGCGCGAGGAG